CTCCTTCTCCAGCTGATGTAGCTGCAATTGCTGTTAAATTTGAAGCACCTGCTCCTCCATCAAAAGTTAAAGACCAAGCTTGACCAGTTGCAGTTGTACTTGTTGTTGATGAAGGGTTAATTGTAGTTGTTCCTGCATCATAAGTATCTGTTGCTGCAAATCCAGTTGATCCTAATAAACTAGTTGTTACAATTGGTGAACCACCATTATCGTTTGTTGAAAAAGTTAATGTATCTCCTAAATTGTACCCTGTACCCGCTGTTGAAGCTGTTATTGCTACTGGTGCGCCAGCAGATGTATCTAATTTAAATGTTGCTCCTGTTCCACTTCCATTTGTTGTAAATGTAGCACTTGTATAAGTTACTGCACCCGAACCTGTAAAATCTGAACCAGCATCAACACCTGCAGCAAATAAAGCTGCGGCATTAGTAGCTATATCAGCACCTGTACCTGTTTTTAATTCTGAACCATCTACGGTGTTAATAAATGAACTTGTAGCAGAAGTAAAGGTTTCTGGAGTTACTCTAGTAACTAGTAAACTTGTTCCACCACTTTGAAAATAGTTATTCGCTGCTAATGAAGTCAAATATGAATAAGCAATGGATGCACTTTGTACTGTAGTACCAAAAATTGCTGTATATTCACTAAAAGAGGTAACCAATGTAGGTACTTCAACAGGTCCTAAAGCAGCTGGTCCTATAATAGCAGCACCAATTTCTGCGGGTTGTTGAGTAATAAATGATTGGTCGTTTTCTCTAGCTAATACACCTGGAGATAATAATGTTTCTGCCATCTTTATATGTTATTTTTAATATTGTTTTATTATACATATTAAAGACTTTCTCAAAGAACTATTTTAGTTTAATAAATTCTCCTTTTTCTAGGTCAATATTACCTTCTCCATACTTTTCTTGTAATTCTTTACCTGTTTTTTCTTGGTCTTGGAGGAGTGATTGATATTGGTTTTGGAGATTTTTTTTATCCTTTTCTAAAAATACTTTCCTTAATTCAATTTGGCCTAGGGAAAAAGTAATTTCGTTTTCTGATCTTTGGAAATCTTTTAATTTTTGTAACTCTTCTTGTAATAACTTTGTTGTACTCATTTTTTATTTTGTTTATAAATATTATTATTCTATTCTATTATAAATATCACTTTCTAATTTAGAAGTAAGGTTTATTAGTTCATTATTATGATAATATCCCAGGTCTTCTATTTTAGAAAAATATACAGTAAATTGTTTATCATTTAAGGTAATATCCTCTCCATTTACTCTTATCTTTATTTGTTTTTCTTCAAAATTATCATATATAAAAACTTTATTTTCAGAAAAAAACAATTTGTATTGATCATTACTTTTATTATAATTTAATACATCAGGGTTTCCTGTATTTAACATTCCTACAATTTCAGTTTCAACTTTAACATAATTAAAATTAGAAATTAAATGACCCCAATATGCTTCTGCATCTGTAAAAGATTGTCCCGTTGTTGGGTTTGAGCTAGTATATTCTTGTTTGGATATTAAGTTATTAATTCTGTTAGCATTTTCTTTACTTAAAATATTAAATAATAGGCTTGGGAATAAAGAGGCATTAGTAGTAGGATCTTTAAAATCACTACATATAAAATCTTTTGGATTATTAATCATATTTAACACCCCCTGAGTTATTTCTATATCGTAATTTATAAAAGAATAGTGAGAATAATCTAAATTTTGACAAAAAGCAATAGCATTCTTCTTTAAATTGAAAACTGTCCACCCATAATCATTCATCATATGTGATATTTTTATTGGAGGTTTTTCACCACATGGTGTACATTCAATATTAACGCTTTTCCAAAATACCATTCCTCTTTCAGGATATTTTAGAATAGGATTACTCTTATCATACACTAAATAATCTATATTATTTTGAATTTCTATTGGAAGAGGGGAATGGGTAGATACCAATATATCATATTTATCTTTTAATGATAAAATCATATTGGATAATAAGTCAAGTTTACGTTGGGTATCGCAATAACATAAAATAATAACTAAATTTTTATTTTTCATAATATTATAATCATTAAATGCTTTTTCTAAAGTTTTAGCACTTTTGGGTTTTACTGAAGGGTCTGGTCCGTGTATAAAATAGGGTTCTAATGAAGATTTATCGTACATAACATCAAATCCTTGTTTTAAAAAATATGGGTTAACTAAAGTTTCTTCTTTTGAACTATAATAGTTATTCCAGGTAATTGGTAAATCTAATATTTTGTTTTCTTCCCATAATACATTATTTGCTACTCTTTCTTCGGAAAAAGCATTGTCATCTGCATATAGTTTAAGGCTATAATTATTTAATTCTTTATTCCATTCTAAACATTTTTCAAAGAATGGTTTACTATCCCTATTATAAAAATAAAAATTAGCGGCTAATAATTTTTGGTTTGGGTTTCTTTTAATGTTCTTTATAGCAGCTATCTCACCCCCATAATTACCTTCTAATCTTATACCTTTATAATGTCTCCATTGATTAATGTCTTTATGAAAATATTGAGCAAATAAAGGGTAATCCTTTAAAGATGATAAGTATTGTAAAGAGTTATCGATATTTTCAGTTACAAAAGCATCACCATCTATCCATGCAAAGTTATTATAATTTTCTTCTAATGAATCTAGATTTGCTAAATACTTAGCAAAATATATAGAATAATCTTTATGAAATAAATCGGGTTCATGTGTAGAATTTATAGTAGGTTTAGGATTATAATTAATTCTTTTATTAGTTACATTAGGTAAATCAATTGTAGAATCACAATTAAAACCATATACTATAAGTTTGTATTCTGAATATTTTAGTAAACTTTTAGCAAGTACCTCAATCATTGATAAATAATTTTGGTTCCCTCCTGTTGTCCAAACAAATTTATTATTCATTAAGTAAAGGTTTTATTTTATGTAATACTTGTTCTACGGAAATAGATTTTTGGCAAATATGTTGTTTATGTGTTCCCTTATTTTCTGGGCACCAATCCCAGTCCCCTGCATCGAATACATGAGTATTATGAGTCCAACAATTATTACATACGTTATGGTTTTCAATTTTAGTTAAGTTATTAGGTATGTCATACCCATAAGGAACAAAATTATTTATCATTATTGTATGTTTATTTAAAGCCCAGTTTATCCAAGATAATCCTGATCCTAGTCCTATAAATAAATCGGAATGGTGTATATAATTAAATAGTTCATCCCAAGGTAATTTTGATTTATCTATTATATTAGTTCCCTTAAAACCATTTAAAGTTAAACTAACTACTTTATAACCCTTAGAATGTAATATCTTAGCTAAATTTCTCCAATTTTCATGAGGCCATTCTTTTAACCCAGATGTTGATTGAGGTCCTATACAAACATATTTTCCTTTTATAGGTCTTTTATGTGGGGTAAAATTAATACCATGGTTTATAGGAGTATAAGGAATATTTAAAATATCACTTGATGTTTTTATTAAAGGGATAGTATTTACTTGGTTAGGATGGTCGGAGAAATTTTTCCATCCTCCTTTTTCATCTCTAAACCACCCAATTTGGAAATGGGCATAACTTGGGGGGTTATCTCCAGGGTTTACGAATGTTATATCTTTATATGGTTTTAAATTTTTAAACCACTCATTATGGAATGTGCTAACTATGACATTACATTTATATTTATTTTTAAATTCTACTATTTGAGGTGCCCAAGCTAAGGTATCTCCTATTGATTTTGATTCAAATGATATTTTTACAGTTTTATCTTTTAAACTAAAGGTGTGTACTATTTTACCATTTATTTTTATTATCCAAGGTATATGATAGCTTTTATTACATTTAGTCCACATATTGTTACTGATGGTACTACTATGAAGGGTTTTATTAGTAGACCCATCTATAAATTCAACAAAATATTTGTTGTTATGATGACCTAGTACTTCTACTTTAGGACCTAAATTAAAACTTATTTCCACTTTATTCTTAGGTAAACTTTCTAACAAATCTTCAATTTCTTTACCTGCGATTTTAGCAGCATTTTCCCATGTAAATTTTTCTCGTATTTCAATAGATTCTTTTAATGCCCGTTTTTTATGTTTTTTATAGTTAATATAAGCATCTCTCATTACTTTTTTTAAGTCATTAAAATCGGGATCATAAAATTCCCCCTCTAACATTTCTTGAGAAAAACTACTATATTCACCTTTTTTAGCTTTTGATGTAGATAATATGTTTACAGGTAATCCTAATCCCTCTGCAAATTCTAATTGTGCACTACAGTTAGAATAAATGGAGGGAGTACCACAAGCCATAGCTTCAATTAGAGGTAAATTCCATCCTTCTGATCTTGCGCAAGATAAAAAAACATGCCCCTTTTGTAAATACTTAATGTATTCTTTCCTAGTTGGGAAATGTTTTATTTTAATTCTGGGGTCATTTAAATTATAGTTTTTAAGTCTATTTTCTGTAGATTTAAATTCATCTTTAGCATAGGGGTTATCAATAGATACTATTAAATCCACGGGTTCATCCTCATTAAATTCTTGTAAAAAAGATTCTATAATTTCCTTAGTAGATTTTCTATAATCCCACCTACCAAATAAAATAAATTTAAACCTATTATCTTTATATTCTGGGAGGGTTGATTTATTATTAGGTTTAAAAATTGACCCATCTACAGCTTCAGGTACTACTTTTACTTTATGAGGTTCTATTCCTTGTTCTATAGTACAATCTCTTTGCCATTTAGAAGCAACCCAAACTTGATCAAAAGTTTTTAATTGATTGAAAAAATAATCAGGTTGTCTTGTAGTTTCCCAAACATTATAAGCAATCTTAGGACCATCATAGTTTTGATAGAAAAAATGATGGTTAGTTTCATTAAGGATAATATTTACATTATGTTTAAAAGTGTTTGGGTGTTCTTTATAAAAGGGGTAATGTTGAAGGGAATTATCATTATCCCATAAAGATTGTTCTACTAATAACTTTTTATCTTTACTATCAAAATCTTCTTCCCCATTATGAGGTTCATCATTAAAACCATCCCAAGATTTACCTATTGTAAAGTTTCTAACCTTTAAATCATAGAGGTTAGAAAGTTCTCTATAAAATGCTCTAGTATGATTTGCATACCCCGTAGTCCCTATATAACTACCATGTGAAAATATTTTAGGCTTTATCTTTGTCATTTAAACCAAATTTACTATATTTGTACCATAATCGTTCGTGAAAAAAATACAAAATCATTTTTGTAAATACCTCTACACCACCAATAGCTAAACCAGTTGTCCAACTACCTGTTATAACACCTGATAGGATAATAGTATCTATTGTTCCTATTATTCTCCATGAAAATGTTTTAGCAATATGTCGTTTATAGCTTACCATCTTTTTTCATTTGTTTTCTGATATTAGTAGCAGATACATCTCTTATTTCTTCAGGGGGTACGTGTTCTATTATATCATATCCTACACCTCTACCTATATTTATAGATTCAATATCAGGTATAGTAATTATTTTTACTCTACCCTGTTCTACCAAATCCTTTAATTCGATTTGAAGGTTTGCTTCTACTTCTTTTGAAGTCCATGGGTTTTTTTCATCAGGTTCAATGTCCCTAATACAGATTAATACATTTTTTCCGTTATCTAAACGTTGATCAATTAACCAACGATGCCCTTGGTGCCAAGGTTGCCATCGTCCAATATACATCGAATACTTTATTTCACTATCTGAGGATTTGAATGCTGCTTGTGCTAAGTATTTTTTCATATTTGATTTAAGATTTTTTGTAAAGATTCTTCAGGTGTATCATCTGTCGTATCTATACTAATAAAATTTTCTTGGGGACCAATATACGCTATTGCTTTAAAATGGTCACGTTCTCTTAGTTCTGTTGTGTAAGTATAGATTTCTTTAATATTATCACCTAGTAGGGTTTTAAAATCTTCTCTTTGATCTAAATAGGGGGATACTAAAGAAACTATAACATCGTTCCCTTGGTTGTGTAAATAATGTGCAATACGTTGAGCGGTACCAACATTTTCAACTCTACCTTTAATAGAATAGTCCTTATTAGAAAATAATTCTCGCATATCATCCCCATCTATTCTATAGGCGTTGGGGAGATGTTTATCTTGAAGTAAATCAGCTAAAGTTGTTTTACCATGAGCTGGTTGGCCAGTAAACCAATATATCATATAACGTTATTTTTGTAACCATAATGTACGTAACTAATTTAATTAATCCAAACTATTCTTTTCTAGTTTGCCCACCAGGAAAAGTTCTAACTCCGGGTTTAAATGTGTCAGCATTACTAGTAGTTTCAAAATTAATTGTAACTTTAGATTTAGAATTCCATTTTTGAATTGAATGCATTTCTTTTTGGATTGTATCAGGTATAATATATCCTCTTAATTGGATTTTGAATGTTCCTTTTACTAATCTATCCATACCTTGGGTTAAAGAAGTTTCAGTTGCAAAAGAATCAATAAAAGCTCTAAATTTAAATCTTTCTGGATTACCCCAATAAGCATCTGAGGCATATTCACAAGCTTCTATAATTTTGTTTAATTGTTCCATATAATAGGACTGCACGATAACACTATATTCTAATGTTACAAAATCAGGCATAGCTACTGCATAGTGTTCTTTTACAGGTTTTTTATTATTTAGTACAGAAAAATTATTATAAAAATTGTCTGGGCTGTACTTTTTTTGGAATGATCCATATAAATTTACCCCATTAGCATCTAATTTATTAGACACTGTTCTATCTTTAGTTAATGTATCCCGTTTTAAAACAATAATAGGTAACATTATAGCACCATTTTTATCTCTGTAATAACCATCACGTTGAAATGATTTCCACCTTTCAGGTGAACCATATATTACGGGAACATTTCTTCTTTCCCCATTTTGGAATACAAAGGGTTTGATTACATTTTTAAAATAATAAAATACTGCTTCATCAAGATCTTGTATACCTATTGAAAATGGTTTTGTAGAATCTTCTTTAAAGCTTAGTTTTGTAGATCTATTAAAATCTATTCCCGTTTCTGATTCATTAGGGTTAATTCTAGCATTAGGATTACCTCTTTCAGTGTCATAAGCAGTTTGCTGTTCAACACTTAATTGTCTTTGGGTTTTTGGTATTGGTTTTCTAATTTTGCTCATTACATTCGTTCTAAATAAGGAGAAATCGCTACTTTATCTGCTGGTATATAATATGTTGATACTAAAATGGATAAGTCACTTCCAAATTTTTCTAAACCTGGGTTTAATGGGTTTAGTTTTCCGTCTGAATCATTATTAGGATAATCAGGGTTTTTTCCTCCCCAATATTGATTACCTATTGTACTTTGTACACCATAATAGCTTTCTTGGTATAAAATGATATCACCAACTTCAGGTACTACATCAGCATCAACAAGGTCATCTCTAAAAAAGTAAAAATTAATTGGTTGGGCAAACTGAATACCTTCCTCATTTTCAGCATATGCCTGATCCTGTCTATCAATTAAAACATTAAATAGAAAAGGACCGTTATAAAATTTAGATCCAGCGGCTTCACCATATATGTTTACTTTAGTTTCTTCTAATTTAAATTGATACAAAGCACATTGTTGGGTAATAATATTACCCATCAATTCTCTATTTAATTTTCTTACCAGAGAAACATCCCTCTGTCCTGTAAACATTGCCATATATTATCCTATAAAAATTGTCCAAGGGACTTGTTGTAATTCTACCATTTTAGATTCTGCTTCTTGTGCCTTTCTTTCTAATAGGGCTTTTCTAGAAGTTTCATCAAGATAAGCTCTTAATCTTTCTAATAATGCTGTTTTTTCGGCTGTTGCTGCTGCTATTAAATCTCCTTGATTTAAATTAACTTCAGCATTTGGAATTGGTATACTTGTATATTTACCTCTAATATACCCTAACATTTCTTTAGCAATAGCTAGTGTCATTTCAAATATCCATTGTCTACCAATAGAATTGATTAAACTATATTTCGGGTTTTGGAAATTAGCATTACCTACATTATTAACTTGATCTGTGGCACATTTTACCCCTCCTCTATCTTTTTCAAAAATATATTGAAACCAAATTTTTCCACTTTGTTCTGGAACTGGGAATACTTTAAGATCATTAGCATGTATTTCAAAACTATAATTTGACCATCTAACTTGTTGGTTCATTTCGATTGATTGAATTACTTGCATATCATAGCTTAGGGGCATCATTAAAAATCCCATATCACCACCAAATCCTCCTACACCCACCATTCCGGCAGCAATTGCACCTCCAAAACCAAAACCATTATATGGATCTAAATATAAATCAGATGCGGGGATTGGTTCTTGGTAAAATACACGTTTAATTTCTATTCCTTCGGAATAAGCAGACCCTGTAAACCCACTAGCTGACATAAATGTTTCAAAACTGTAATTTTGTTGGCCTTTAGTTAAATCAAAAGAACCTGAATACCAAGGGATTGTACCTCCTACTCCTGCTTCATCAGCATATTGTTGAGTTAGTTTTATAATAGGTTTAAAACTTGGTGTTATTATAGTTTCATTTAATTCTTCAAATATTGAAATACCTTCTAAATCTAAAAAATTATCTCTAACTATATAGGCCCATATTTCATTTCCATACATAGTTACCGCTTCTTCAAATGCAGTATAAAAAGAACCAGATTGAAGTTCTATATCTACTAAAGGATAACCCAATCTGTTTGCACAGAAAACAGCTACTTTATCTGCATCTCTTCTAAATTCAGCATCATTATCATAAAAACCAAAAGGTGTTTCTCCGGGTGCGAATGAACTTGAACCGTCCCAAATAGGTATATTCATAATCTATATTTTGTTATAAATATGAAAAAAAGGACTCATATTGAGTCCTTAAATTTTTTTATGTAAAGTGTTAATTTAATTTTTTACTACCAAATATTTAGAACCACTTGTAGCATTACCACTTAACCATAACCTCCCAGATTCTGCTGGTTCTGAAGTTGGTAGATTATATAAGTAAAATTCTGTCCCATCAATTGATCCTGAAAATGAACCAGATAATGAGCCTGTTATATCAGCAGATCCTGTAAAAGAACCAGATAATGAGCCTGTTATATCAGCAGATCCTGTAAAAGAACCAGATAATGAGCCTGTTATATCAGCAGATCCTGTAAAAGAACCAGATAATGAGCCTGTTATATCAGCAGACCCTGTAAAAGAACCTGTAAATTTACCATCGAACCCACCTGATATTAAACCATCAGCTTCAAGTGATAAAGAACTTGTAATTTGTCCTACTCCTGATCCACTTACAAAGACTATAGACCCATTACTAACAAACAATTCTTTCCAAGGTTTTTCTTGTGTACCTAAAGTTGCTTCAACTTCTGCAGGAATAATACTCCCGGAGAATAAAGAAGAGCCTAATACTTCAAGTGCGTTATTAGCCCCATCTGAACCTGAAATTATAAAGGGACCTGAAGATGCGGTTATTGCATGAGATCCTGTAAAGTATCTAAAATTATCATCTAGTTCGTCAATTGTTAATGCTGAACCTTTTACTGATCTATAAGTTAATGCCATTTTTATTTTAATTTAATTTTATTATAAATATTAAGAAGAAGCTATAAAATATTCTATTTGGATATCTTTAGTATCTGCTTTTGCTTTTATTGATGTTAATGAAGCAAAACCACCAATATATTGTTCATCAACATATCCTTCTACAACATAATCATAGTAGTTATTACTATCAAATTGACCATTAGAAAACACCATTGACTTACCCGGGTCTAATTTGAATAGACCATCATCACCAGAACCAAAATCAGTTGTATTTGGATTTTGAGCATCGGGACTATCCTGAATTAAGTAAAGAGAAACAAAATTAGAAGAACATAGATTTGTAAATCTCATATACTTAATTGTATCTCTTACAAATGAACCTGCTACTTGTTGTTCTTCAGAATCAACAAATCTTAAGATTTCAACTCCACTACCACTAAATTTGGTAGATATAGTATCAACTCTTCTTACTGTTTGAGTAATACCTGGGATTGTGATTTCGTTTATACAAATCTCCTCATTTTTATTAGGTAAGGTTATACTTTCTTGTATAAGGACTTTTAATGATCCACTAGTTACACATTTTGCCATTTTGTAATTTTATTATAAATATGATATTAGCTTTTATTATTATAATTATATGAACCAGAAATTGTAATACTTGCTCCTTTTTCTACGGCTTCATTGTAATAGTTTATTAAATCTTCTACAATTTCATTTCTATGGTTAGTAGTTAAAGTAATTGCTTCTAAATTTTTAATTTTTCTAGCAGCAGCATATAGAAATTTAAAACCTGAATCTGATTTTTTCTTTAAATCTGTTTGATGGGAATCACCACATACTACCATTTTACTTCTTAAACCAATACGAGATGTAATCATCTCCATTTGTTCATGAGTTACATTTTGTGCTTCATCTACTATTATTAAAGAATCTAAAAATGTTCTACCTCGCATAAATGACACGGGTACAATTTCTATTTTACCATCTTCAATCATTTTTTCAACTTTAACTTTATCATATAATGCAAAGAAATTTTGGTAAATAGGTTGAACCCAGGGATCCATTTTTTCTCTTAAATCACCAGGTAAAAAACCTATTTCTTCTTTAGATACCGTAGGTCTAGTAATAATTATTTTATCATATTGTTTTCTGAATAATCCATCTAGTGCAACATTACATGCTAATAATGTCTTTCCACTACCTGCACTTCCACCTAAAAGGGTAATAGTGTTTTCGAGGATAGATTTTTTAGCTGCTTTTTGTTCTTCATTAAGTTGGAGTTTGAACTTAATTGGGTTTTTAGGAACTCTCTTAGAACGAAATACATCGTCCGTATGGTGTTTACTTGCCATAAATTCTTGAAATTAAGGGTTAGGTTATTAGTGAATACAACCGTTGTAAATACGTTAAAAAACCGTAAATTATGGATATAGCTATATAATGAGATAAATATAGTTTGGATATAACGCATTTTATTATACATATGAAAAGTAAAAAAAAACCCGGTCAAAAGACCGGGTTAATTTTATCAAGATTTGGTTATTCTATATATTATATAGTATCTAAACCGTTAACTTGGATTTTACCATAAAATTCTGGACGAACCATTTTCTTAGCGTAACGAGTCATTAAACCTTTACGTGGTGTAAACGTTTCTGGATCGTATACTAATGGAGTCATGATTAATGGAATATATGGAGCAAATACAGCACCAGTTTCTAGGAATTGAGCACCTTTAAATCCTAACAAGATTTGATTATCTGTCATATAAGGATTTTTGTATACTTTATATCTTCCGTTAAATGCACCTACTTTTTGTACACCAAATGCATAACTTGCTTTAGATACATCTCCATCAGCATCACCAGCAAATCCAGGAATAGATTCAATGATTGTACTAATTGCAGGAGAAATTACCATAAAGTTAGCACCACCTCTAAGAGTTTTCTGGTGAATTACATTAGATAATTTCTGGATTTTAGTTCCTAATGTTTGGAACCATTGTCCTTGTGAATTATAAAATCCTAAGTCTGAAACAGTACCATTAGTACCATTATCAACAATAGATCTGTTGTTAACTGCAGACCATACTTCTGTTCCAGCAGCAGCAGATTCAACTAACATATCTAAAATCTCTAAGTCAATTTCTAATGAAATATACTCACTTAAGATAGAAGTTAATTCAGCTTCAGCATCTAATGCGTGGTAAGCGTTTAAATCTTGTGCGAACTCAGGAGTCCATACAGCTTTTAACTTACGAGTTTTAGCTACGATAGCAGATGATTGCATCTGTACGTTGATTTCTGGAATTACGATTGGAGTATTGTTACCGTTTAGGCTATTATTTCCATCTTCAAAATCACCTCTTTCATTGTCTACTGGAGCTAATGAATAAGATACAGCAGTTGCTACTGCCGGATCAAGAGAATCTTCATCAATAACAAATTCTATTCTTGTTCCATCAGTACTAAACTGAGTAAATTGTGGGTATTGTCCTGTTGCAGCAGGAGCATTTGCACCTACTAAATAGAAACTTCTGATTGCTTCTGCATCATAATTACCATCTAGAGTAGAGGCTAATATAGAAGCAGTAACTACAGTACCAGCAGCTACGGAAGCAGAAAATGCTGAATCGTAATTAACTGAAGCTAGAGTTGCTGAACCTGTAGTAGCATTACCAATACCAACTACGGAAGCAGTTGTATTAATAGAATATCCATATCTTCCTGAACCATATAGACCACCTGAATTAGTGTTCCCGAAAGGAGCAGTAGAAGGATTAGTTCCTTCGTTTCCGTATAAAGATGCATCTTTTACAAATGGTGTTTTATTAGCTCCATATTGGAAATCTAAATAAAATACAAGACCTGAAGGTAAGTTCATTGGTTGAACGCTAATGAATTCTTTCGCTGCGATTTGGCCAAATACTTTTCTTACCAATGGTAAAGCAACACCTGCCCACTGAGCACCTGTTCCTGCTGTAAAAGTACCAGAACCTGCACCACCACCGGTGTTAGATTCTTCTACTACTAATTGTTTTGCTTGATTTTCAAGAATAATTCCCATGTTGGTTTTATTAGTACCAGACATTCCTTCTAACAAACCTGTTTTTTCCCATTTTGATGCCAATTTGGCTGCGTCACTCTGCATTGAGTGGTATGGGTTCGCGCTTTCTAATAGAGTATTTAAGCTCATTTTTTTAGTTTTTAAAGTTTTAAAATTGTTTTTTAAATCAATCCAGCAAGTTTACGCATACGATTGTATACATCATTGCTTTCAATAATTGGTTTTTTAGCTTCTGTTATTGTTCCAGTTGCTTTAGATGCACTACCTTTTGGTCTTGCAATAGCTTCTGATTTTGATACTAAACCTTCGTTTAATGTTTCAAAAATAACTTTAGCTTCTTTTACTGTTGACGCTTTGTCAAATGCTTTAAGCACTTTAACTTTTTTGTCTTCAGATAAGTTTTTAGATTTGAATACTTTGTTTGTATAAAGTAACTTAGCATTAAGTAAATTAACTTCTTGTAATTCAATTTTAAGAGCTTCGATTTCTTCAATCGCTTCTTTAAATTTCATTTTTTCAGTTTCAGCTTCGATTTTATCGTCTTTTTTACGATCATCACCTTCAGCTTTTTCTTTTTTAGACATTTCGTCTAAATCTTCTACTTTTGCTTCGTCAATTTCTATATCAACATCAACATCTTCAATATCTTCAACATCGTCAACGTCTACAACGTCTTCAACATCTTCCTCTTCGAAGTCTTCACCTGCTTCAATTGTTCCGTCTGTTACTAAATCTTTAATAACATCCTCAATGAATCCTTTTAAGTCATCTTCTGACATATCTTCAAGATCAATTTCTTCATCTTCAAGACCATCTTCCGTGTCTTCTTTCTCATCTTTTTCGCCATCTAAGTAGCCTTCTTCCTCAGCATCAGTACGTTCGTCCTCTTTCAAGTCCTCTTTTTCGTCCTTTATACCGTCTTTGTAGCCTTCTTCTTCAGCGTCTGTTCGAGCGTCTTCATCCAATTCAAGTTCAGCAAGTAACTCGTCTAGGTTAATTTCATCAAGCTCTTCTTTTTCTTCTTTTACGTCATCATACGCCTCTTCTAAATCAGCTTCAACTTCTTGGATTTCAGTTTCTTCAACTTCGTCTTTGTCCATTTCTTCTAACTTTGCAGATAACATACTTTTTAGATGAGGTGTAAAAGCCTCTTCAAGAGCAAGTTTTGCGTTTGCAATAGCAGTTTCTTTAACAGCTTTAGCATCAGCGATTGCTTCTTTTAACAAATCATTGTTTGCCATAATCTCAAAATTTTTTTTGTGAAATACGATTATTAGGAATCGTAATAGGTAGTTTTTTTATATTGGTGCCATATAAGATACTCATGACACATTGCGGTCATACGTATGTAAAAATATTTTAAGACACAAGAAGCGCTCAAAAGAGCGCTTTATGCATTAAATCCGTCGGTAGCGTCCGAAGAAATATTATTATATTATAGGACATGAACCTTTTGAACAAAGGATTTCATGTATTACTTTATTTACATTGGTATAATCATATGTAACTGTATTTTTACCTTCATTTAAGGTAGTCATATAAGAACCTGGGTTTGAAGGTGTTGAGACAAAATCCCAACATAATAATTCAAAGTCATCTTGTACCTCCATTACTCCACCTTTATCTTCTAAAGAACCCATACCACGAGATGATACACCTACTGTAACACCACTTTTAATTAATTCTTTAAGTATATTTCCTGATGGGGTAGGTAGTATTTCAATTTTACCCATTACATTATTTCCATCCCACCAATATTCTGATATTAGATGTGATACATTTTTTAAGTTTACTACAGTAGATTCAGGATGATCTAATTCCCCCATTGAACGTCTTTGTTCAACTAGTTCATTATATTTTTCCATTTCTCTATCCCATAAACCCTTTGAGTAATAACGTCCGTTACCATTTTTAACTTCAGCCGTAGCTAAAATACCCTCAACAAAAAGATTTCCACTCTCCTTATTAACATTTTCAGTTAATTGGGAGGGGGATATCTTTACAGTATGAGTTTCTATTAATAGCTTTTTGCTCATTTTTATCTGTTTATAGTATAATCAGAAACTGATTGTCCTACTTGTTTAGGATCACGTTCACCTGATGCGCCACGAGTTGGGTTAGTTTTTTCATTCCAACTTACTTCGTCCATTTCATCTACTATTTCTTTTTTAGAATATGCTTTACCACATGATTTTTCATATACTTTTTCCATTTGAGATTTCTTCTTTTCTAAAAGTTTAATTTCTCTTTGCATTTCCTTCATCTTAGTTTTATCAATTAACTCACTAAGGTTTTCATCTTCTTGAATTGAACTAACTCTATCTAATTTTTCTTGGATATGATCATGTAAATAATCTAATTGTGCTTCTAATTTTACGGCTTCAGCTTCTTTACCTATTTCTGCTAATTTACTATCAATTGATTCTTTTTTCACTTTTTTCTTTTTATCTTTAGCTGCTTTTTTCATTGGTTCTTTTTTATCTCCGTCTCCGTCGATATCTGCAAAATCAGGTTTTGGTGCTTCTTCAATTTCTTCTTCCCTTAAAGATCCCATCAAGGATTCTTTAACTAAATCAAATGTATTATCACTATCTTTTAGTTTTTCACTATAACCACTAGCAGCATGTTTACCATCTACTTTTTGTGTTTTAGCTTCAGTATAACCTAAACCCTTAACTCCAAATTGTCCTTCTTTTACATAATGTAATGGATCTTTAGCTAAGTTTTTAATTACTAGCTCTTTAGCTTCATCTAAAGTTAATTCACTATTATAGCTACTTTCTAATTGTACACCTTTTAATAATTCTTCACCATTAACATTATTAATGTTTTCTACTGTAGTATCATAATCGTAATTATGAGAATCAATATTTTCTAAGGTTTTATCAACTTTGTAAGAAGCTTGAAATCCTTTACCTTCAAATTTAGCTTTTGAATCTGCTGATATACCTTCTGAATCTTTTATGGTGTTTGTTGATTCATCAGTATTAACTATAGGTTTTAATTCGGATAAATCTCCTTTTTTTTCATTCAAAAATTGAGCAAATTTAGTTTCAAAATCTTGTTTTGGAGTTGCTTCAAATGTAGACATTGGTTTTAAATCTACATAATTTTCTGTAATTAACTTTTTTGTTAATTCCTCATGTAATTGGTTTGCTGTTTTTTTCATTTTATTTTTATTGTAATAATGTTTCTATATCGTTGAAATAATCATTTAACATATCTGTGCCTATAACGACTGCAAAACTATCTGGATTATCCCTATAGTATTTTATTGTTTCTATTTTTCCTAGTTTAATGGATTTTTTAATATCCTCAAATCTAGCTTCTAATTTATCAAAAGCTTCTATACGTTCCGCGTGAAACTTAGATGCTTTATCTTCTTGTTCTTTTATATTACCCTTATACATATTAAAATAATTTATTTACGTCGAGTCCTGATCCTTTTTGTACATAAGTACCATTTTTGTTTTTAGGGACTAACTTAAATTTAAATTGTTTTACATAAGCATTATCTTTTACTCCATCCTCCGTTGCTTTAGGTCCAGGACCTAGGGTTGCACCAACTCCTTCTTTTTTAAGTTTTTTTTTCTTTTTTTTAAAAGCGTATGGGGTTGCATATTGCATTCCTGTACCTGCACTAAAACTAGCAGATCCTGCTCCCCCTCCAGTAGTAGACATTTCTTCTATTTCTTCTTCTTCTCTGACTGCTTTTCTATAATCTTCTGGGTAATTATTTCTAACATGAGTACGAATTACATTTCTTAATTGTTTTGCTTGTTCGTATATGTCTAAGAATTTTTTATCATCTTTAGCTTTTTGGTACACACCTTTAGCTGTATCCGCTAATTCCATAGAATCTTCAACTAGCTTAGATAAATTAGGAACATAATCAATAGACCAGGATATAGCACCAGTTTCGGGGTCTTTACCTGTAACTACAGATTTTACACCCCCAGTAACCTTAGTATCACCTACTTCAATTTCTTTAAGTTTATATTTGAACGCCATTTGCTATTTGAATTTCATTTACTAATTGATAATAACGTAACAAATCAACTAAATTATCATCACCAACTTTATCCGTTTTATTTAATTCAGTTAAAAATTTAGATACTTCGGTAATTTTAATTTGAGTAGTTTTATCTTTAACATTTTTAATTATTTTAGATAATGTTAATTTTAACTCTGTAATTTTAACATTATAAAAATTTCTTAAATCAGGTGTTGAATCTACAGCATTAATATATTCCTTAAGAATTTGTTTTTGCCCACTACTTAATAAGTCATATTTATCATTAAATTTTTCTAATAATATTTTATATGTTAAAGATCTTACATCTTTATCATATGTAGAAAATTCTTTAAGTACTGATTGTTTTTTATCATTACCAATTTCCTTTTTAGTTAAATGTTCTAGTAAAGTTACTTTATTTTCAACTAATTGGGTAGGATTTGAAATTAATTTTGAATTAACGTTTTCGATTAAAGTGTATAAGGCAGCTAATTCTTTATAATTAGTAACTTTAGAACCAAAGAAAGATTCTAAATTATAATGTTTCTTAATTTCATTAATTAAATTATATTTCTGCTTTTTTAATGATTTTCTATTAAACTTAGTAGAAGCTTCTAATATAGTATCAACTACCATAGTAGCTCTACCTTCGGTTATTACTTTAGACTTAAGTATAGACTCATACAATTTGTATTCTTTGCCTAAAGAAGTGTTAGTAAAATATTCTTTTAAAATATCAATAGCAGGTGAGTCACCCCCTTTTAATGTATCTGCAGTTATTTGACGTACTAATAATTCAAATAATATTCCAGTATTCTTATATTTTGAGTGTTTTATTTTCATCAAAAAAATAGTATTTTATTATAAATATATAAAGAGTCTTACTTCTTTAATTGGTTTTCATCTAATAAGGAAGTATCATCTTTATCCTCTTCAAATATTAATTGTTTTTTATTAAGACCTTCTAGAGATTTAAATATATCTTTATTCTTTAAATAACTTATTTTAGCAGCACTTTCTAAAGCTAAAGGACCACCTTTAAATTTTGGTCGAATACTATCAGAATCATTTTTATCCTTACCTTTCATACCCTTAACTCCTAACCTATCTTTACCAAAGTTAGAATCTTGTTTATTCCTATTTGTAATAGTATCTTGTGGACGTCCTAATTTAGGATCATCTTCACTATAACCATCTGGCACATTGCCTGGGTCAGACATTGTTCTTCCTTTACCATATAAAGAAGCTAAATCATGAGGAGTACCATAGGATTTACCAGTTGATACAGGGTCATTACCTTCTGCTTCGATTTGAGCGTTTCTAAATTTACGTTTAGAATCTTCACGAACTAATTCTCTATATTCATCTGTTTGGTCTTCACTAAAGTGGTAAATATGATCATAAATCCAATCAGATGGTACTAAGCCTTGTTCTAATAGTGTACCTGCTAATTCAGATTTAGATTTCATCAATTCAATTCTTTCTTGGTCATAAATGATAGAAGGAGTTGTCATATCTAAAGTAAAGTTTGTTAGTGTTTCATCTGTATACCCTTGTGTGTACAAATGTACTAATGCAATCTTATTTAACTCAGATAATATAATTCTTTGTATTCTATCAATAGTACGAGCAAATCTAATATCTTGCTGTGCTAATGTTGCTTTACCTTCTATGCCCTCTTCATATCCTAAAAATGCTTTTGGTATTTTAAGTGCTGCAAACAATTTACCTCTTAAATATTCTACATCTTGTATACCATCATATTGTAATCCTGGTGTAGTATCTATTTTAGTTGTATTATCATTACCTCTTACTGGGATGTAAAAATCTTCAAGCATATTTTGCATATTATACTTCAGGTTATAATCACCTGTTTTTTCATCCATAAGTGGAGTACGTTTCATACTTGAAATAGTTTTTTGCATAAACGTTTCTATTTCATTTGGGGGTATAGCACCAACATTTACATAAAAAATACGTTTTTCAGGAGCACGTGCAATTCTATGAATTAACATAGCGTCTTCCATTAAAGCATATTGTTTAAATAATTTTCTGGCTGGTTCAATATAGGCTCTACCATAAGGAAGATAATTAACATCACCTACTAATCTAAAGTGAGCCATTTCATAGTTATCAAACACTATACCTGTATTATTATCTGGGTTTTGGTTAACTGTATAATAACCTGAGCCCATACTACCTCCACCATTAACTCCATCAGGGTTAAAAATGTATTTTATAGCTGATGGGTTTTCTGGGTCATATCCTTCTTGTCTTTCCATATGATAAGCAGTATATGGTATAACATTATACACACCAAATTTTTCAGCAATTTCTAATTTTAAGAAAAAATCTCCATATTTACACATTTGGCGTATCCACATCCACATATTAAATTCAATGTTTAATACATCATAAAATAAATTATATAGTATATTTTGTATGTCTTCATTAGCACTTCTAATTTGAAGTACTTCTCCCATATCATTTTTTAATGTAGATTCATCAGCCAAAATATCTAATGCGGAAGCAATAATTGCATCTTGATCCATTACATCATATTCCGAATAAATCATAGTACGTAAGTACTGGTAATTTAAATTAAACTGTGCTCCATATAAGGAAGAAGGAGCTGTAGAATAAACTCTATTATATCTATCCATTAATGAGTTTGTTTCATACTCCCCACTAGATTGAATATGACCGGAGTCGATAGTTTTTATTTGGTTTCCACCAACATTTCTGATTACTACATCGGTTGAGAATAATCTTTTTAATCTTGTAAATACGCTTTTATCAGCCATAATTTATTATTATTGTTATAAATATTACTACAGTAACCAATCAATGTTTTCTTTACCACCTTTAGTATCCATATGGTAAGGATTATCTGCTCCTTTTGAAAAACCATAACTACCTTGGTAAGGTGTTCTATTAACTTTCATGTTGTTTAATGCAGATTTTGTTAAATCTAATCCTCTTTGTTTAAATTTTAATGCCGTATCTCTAATATACATAGCAGTACCAAAGGCCATTACTAAATCATCATTATATCCAGTTTGGGCTTCTGCTCTACCATTCTTCCAAATAAACACCTTCATTTCTTCTACTAACCTCTTTGAATGAATAGTTACACCTTTATCTGCAATATATTCTTGAAATTTTCCTATTACCATAGGTCGTGTTCTAGATGACATTGTAAAACCAGCTACCATTTTTGAATGGTCTTGATATTTATCAAAATACGAATTGGCATTGGCTTCTCCACTCTTTTGTGAATAGTAAAGGTTAGAATATTGCCTATCTATAGCTACTTGTATCGTTGCCCATCCTATATTAGCATTTTCTATTACGAGTAATGCTTCATTGTATTCTGTAGCTAAACCTACTAATAAATGACCAAATTCTTTTGTACCAATTTGCCCTTTATATTCTGCTACTTGTACATTAGTTTCAACATCCATTACATGGCAAGTAGAAAAATCTTTTCCATCACCACGAGCAACATCAGCTACTACCATATAGGACCGAGTATAATCTGCGTTTTCCCAAACCCATAAGTTTTGATCTGCTCCTCTACGTTCTAAAGGGTCTTTTATATGAGTTTTTTCATAATATTCTAAATATTCATTATAAAATACTATATCACCAGATGTACTAAAATCACAATCGCATTCTTGTGCTGCTAACCTAGGGTCGCCTAATAATGCATCTTGAGCATCTCTCCATTTTTGATCTCTTTCGGGATGGACATACCAAGGTAATTTAATTGGTAAGAAATCATTTTCCCCTTGTTCAGCTTTAACCCATGTTTGGTGAAACCAGTTACCAGTACCATATGGGGTTGATAATACAATAGCACCACCACCTGTTGCTAGGGTTTGTTGTGCTGATGCCCATGTTTCAGCAATATTA